CGCAAGAGAGTACGATAGTATGGAAAAGGAACCTCTTTTCGATGACATTTGGACTCTGACTGTTGAACGAGCTGTCATGCCCGAGAACAAAGCCACAACAGCGCAATACGAACCGTTATCGTACAAGGGCGAGAAATTGATCGACGTCTCGTTCAAGCGATTTTTGAATTTTGTCATTGAAGAATTTCATGTTCATTTGCGTAGTCAGGAGCTCATCGTTGGGCGTATGTTACGCAGACAAAAACAACTCCACCTTTGTGGTGTAGATGGTTGTGTACAGATGAAGGAATTTTGTGAAGAACATCCCCATACAGACATCCAGCATCATGATGGAGATCACCAATATGATGAAACATCGGATGATGAGGAAGAGGCGTGTAGGGCTATGTTGTCGACACCTGAGAGTTCTGTTTGTAGTGAAGAAGAAGAAGATAGTGAATTTGACATTGAAGACGACGAAACGGTCGACGATGCTGAAAGTACAATTGATCCTGAATGGGAAGCAGAAAGAGAACGTCAAGAGATTATTCATTGTCGTCGGTATCCAGAAGATATGTCAGGAATGATACCTATGGACCCACATTGGGGTGAAGAGGTATATGATGCGCTGACAAGTACAGGTGAGAGGATCTATAACCGTATTTCTGGAGACTTATTCGGTTTTGGCGAAGTAACCGAAGGTGCTGCAGCGTATTTGATACTGCAGCAAGGAAGAAAATTCGCAAAGCATTGGGATTGGGTTCAATGTGTACCTAGTAGTTGGGTGCACAACCCTAGATTCCAAATGTTGGCTATGGCAGCCAATAGTGGAAGATTGCGTACGATTTACATTAGGAGGTCGTGCATAATATGGACAGCTGCAATATCAGCTAGTGCATACACGTTCCGTCGAGGACCAGGAGTTTTTCTCCCCATGTGTACTATGACATCGGCGGCAGCCGCTTATCTACAGTTAGGAATGGTCAAATCTGTAGAAAAACACTATCTGATTGAATTGGAACATAGAAATTCCATTTCTGATTTGTATAAGGATATTCGCGACAAGCACGTTGCGAACATGTGTAAAGCGGGCGGAATAGTTGCTGTATTATATGGTATTTCAAAGGTTTACCGCATATGGCGGAAAAGGATGAGGCCTTCAGAGGAGGAAGTTAAACCTTCTGAGGAGAAGGAGACGAAAGAAGTTGAACCCATTGAAGTGCAAGGTGCACTTGAACCCAAAACTCAGCAAGAAATTGATGAAAGGGATAAAGAGGAATCTCCTTGGACGCAAGTTGCATTGAGACCATTGCCAATACAAAAGGCAGCGGCTAATACGACTGTAGAACAATTGCGGAAGATAGTCGATAAAAACTTGACATATGGAACTGTTGAGACAGATGACGGCAACCTCGCTGTCAATTGTTTGTTTTTACGAGCCAATGTGGCTGTAGTTCCCCAACATTATTTCAAACAGGACAATATCAAGATAACCTTTAGGAAAGAGCAACCAGAACAAGCAGCAGGTATGTTTAGTGCAAAGTTGAGCAAGAGCAAATCTTATTTCATACCAAACACGGACTTGGCCTTATGCTATGTTTCTAGTGGTGGATCATTCAAGGATCTTGGCAAATATTTGCCCGCTGGTCAACTATCAAAATTGGAATTTGATCTCACATATCGTTCGAAAGAAGGTTGTTTGACAAAAGCGAGTGGATTAGCAGATTATTGTCTTACGGGACACAGCGAGACATCATTTGAAGGTCTTTCTTATAAGAGTTTGACTATGAATACGAGACCGGGATTGTGTGGAGCTGTGATAACATCTAGTGCGAAACCCATGATTTTAGGCTTTCATTTGGGTGGGAGATCTGGTACACCTCAGGGTTGTGCAGGAATTCTCACGATGGAACAATATCGTAATGGTTTAGCTTATTTGCGAGAGCTCGAAGGTGTTTTGCTGACTGGAACAGGCGAACAATTTGATGAAAGGGTGATGGGAGTCGACATAATGACAAACAAACCACTTCATAAGAAAAGTCCGTTAAATTTCCAACCACATAGATCCCAGATACAGTATTTTGGATCGTGCATTGGACACACTACTTTTAGATCATCGGCCAAACCGACAATAATAACAGAACATGTTACTGATGTCACAGGAGCGCCCAATATTTATTGTGGTCCAATAGAACAACCTCAATGGGAACCATGGCAGAAAGCTTTGGAAAATATGGCTGTACCAGCGGAGCAATTCGAATGGGACATATTGGACTTAGCTATCAAGGATTACAAGAAGCCATTGATACCCATATTTAAGAGCGAATTTTGGAATAAAACTCGACCTTTGACGGATTTGGAAAATTGGAATGGAGTTCCAGGGAAGAAATTCCTGGACAGAGTGAAAGCCAGTACTTCGATAGGCTTTCCATTGACAGGGAAGAAATCTGAATATCTAGTGGAAATTGAACCACTGGGAGACTACACCAAGGTAGTAGAACCAGTGGAGATAATTCAGAAAGAAATTGACAGGTGTATGGATTGTTACAAGAGAGGAGAACGAGCTTTTCCAATAGCGAAAGCGTGTAAGAAGGACGAGGTCCTTTCAAAGCGCAAGTGCAGGATATTTTTTAGCAATCCTACGGCATTCACGTTTTTAGTGCGCAAGTACTTTTTGCCCATATTACGTGTATTGCAGTTTCACCCTTTACTTTCAGAGTGTTGCGTCGGCGTCAATTGCCACGGACCTGAATGGGACGAGTTAGTGAAACACATGCTCAAATTTGGAATAGAACGTCTATTCATGGGAGACTACGGCAATTACGATCAGAAATTGGTCGCGCAAATATTGCTAGCCGCCCTGCGTATCCTGATCGACTTTGCGAAATTAGTCGATTACGATCCCGAGGACATTGCCGTGATGGAGGCAATGAGTGGAGATTTGGTATATGCCATAATTAATTTTAATGGCGACCTCATTGGATTGACCGAAGGCTCTCACATTTCTGGAAACTCTCTGACTGTTATTCTTAATGGAATCTGCGGAAGCCTCAACATGAGGTGCTATTTCTTTTCGAACAACAAGCTCCCGGAAGGAGCTGAACAGATGAATTTCCGCGATTTTGCAGCATTGTGCACCTATGGGGATGACAATGGGGGCACAGTGAGTGAGAAGTTGAAGAACTTCACAATCAAGGGAGCCTCAAAGTTTCTTGCGAAATATGGACAGAAGTTTACAATGCCTGATAAGGAGAGCGAGTTGGTTGATTTCCTTCCGGTAGAAGAGTTTGAATTTCTGAAAAGGAAAAGCGTTTATCACCCCAAATTGGGAGTTGAATTAGGCGCCTTGTGTGACAAGTCATGCTTCAAAATGTTGCATTACTATTTGCGTGACAAGCGTTCTCCCAACACGCCAGAGTACGCATGTGCACTCAATATTGATACCGCTTGTAGGGAGTGGTTCAATCATGGAGAAGAAGTTTACGAAAAGAGACGTGAGCAACTCCAGGAAATCGCGAAGAGAGCAGAAATTTCTCATCTTTGCGAGGAACTCAATACGACGTATGATGAACGTGTATTTGAGTGGAAAAAGCGATATTGTTAGATCGCTCAGGCGTCGTGTATGCCTATTGTAAAAGCACACCCCGTAACACTGATGGGGTCCAAGGAGAAAGTTGAACAAGTGTGTGTATATATGGTTACGGCTAGTTGAAATGTTTTGTCATTTTTGTATTTGACTAGAACGCTTTGTACACGAAAATATTCCACAAAAGGAATACCTGTATTTATAGGGAAGGTTTGGAACCTTAACAAAATTCACACCTCTGATGGGTTAATCGGCCCATTAGTTGTATGTAGTAATAGATTAGTAAAAGTAATATTGTAAATTGTAATAATAATGTATTGTATAGGAAGGTGTCTGCAAAGGCATACCTTTCGAGAGTCAATAATAAATTGACTAGGCAGACCGCCAGTAACCCCAGTTACGGCGTGCCCGACCATCTTCTCCACGATAGTGTAGAGAATGATTTGCCGGTCGGGTGGTGTGTGGATTGCGTTCGCACTACAAGAAATTGTATGTGTGATTTTGAACCACACTCTGGGACAACGGATGACGCGAGTATTATGAAAGTTCACGCAAATGGGGCTCAGCAAAATGTTGACTTCACAAGCGGCGATGACCCATTTATGTACTCCGTCAAAGGAAATTACGATCCGACAAGATCTCTCCAAGATACTCGAGGAGATGATCTGGCTAGTTTCTTCCACAGACCACTCAAAATTTTTGAATATGAGTGGGGCACCAACACCGCGGTGAATCAAGTTTTCGACCCATGGTCGTCTTTCATGAATAATCCGCGAGTGAGCAACAGGATGACAAATTATAATCTGTTGCGCACACGGTTGCATTTGAGGTTTTTGATTAATGGCAACTCCTTCCATTACGGTAGGACAATGGCTTTGTATCACCCTCAACACACTAGAGATAATTTTACCAATCTGGGTAATCTTGCATCTCTAGTGCAGGGCAGTCAAATGCCGCACATCTTTTTAGACCCAACAACATCGACAGGTGGTGACATACGTGTCCCCTTCTTTTGTGAGACGAATAATCTAACCATACCTTCGTCCACATGGTCTAATTTGGGAAGAGTTCATTTAATTTCCCTAAATGATTTGCAGCATGCAAATGGTGCAGTTGATAAGGCAACTATTTCAGTTTTTGCGTGGTTGGAAGACGTAGAATTGAACATGTTGACATCTTTAGATATGCCTTTGGATCCACAGTCCGGTAAGGAAGTGGATGAGGCCAATGCTAAAGGTGCCATATCTGGTCCAGCGACGACTATAGCCAAAATTGCAGCGAATTTATCAGAGGCTCCTATAATTGGACCCTTCGCTATGGCAACAGCTCAAGCTGCAACAGCAACTGCAGGAGTGGCAAAATTGTTTGGATACTCCCGCCCTCCAGTTACGAAGGATCCTGAACCGTATAAACCAACGGCCATTTCGGCACTTGCGACTACAACGGTACCTGATGGAACACAAAAGTTGACGCTCGATGATAAACAAGAGCTCACTATTGATCCTACTATATCTGGAATTGGTCCTGGCGACCCGATGAATATTTGTCAAATAGCCAAACGCGAATCATATTTAACCACATTTAGTTGGGATATTGGACAACCTCCTGAAGCCTTGCTTTGGAACGGTCGTGTCAATCCTACATTGTGGAGAACCGACGGAACAGGCATTTATTTGCCTGCGTGTGCTATGGCAGCAATGCCTTTTAAGTACTGGACTGGTTCTATGAAATTTCGCTTTCAGATCGTTTGTTCGTCCTTTCACAAGGGCAGAATTAAAGTTGTATACGATCCGAATTTTGTTTCTTCCAATGAATACAACACCAATTATATTGAAATTATTGACATTGCTGAAAAGCAAGATTTCACTATTGAGGTTGGTAATGGACAAGCTAGATCACTTTTGACTAGTTTGACACCTGGATCCGACCCTATATCTCTCGCGTATAACACCATTCCACTAGGATTGAATTCTAAGGGAAATGGAGTTTTGAGTATGTATGTAGTAAATGAATTGACAACTCCTGATACTACAGCCCCGCGAGATATAGAAGTGAATGTTTTTATTTCAATGGGAGATGATTTCGAAGTATTTGTGCCAGATAAAAGATTTCAAAGATACACCTTCAGACCACAAGCTGGTTTTGAAGCGCAATCTGGAGTCGAAGCTATCGTTGGCACTGAGAATGACGAATCACCTCCGCAACAGTCCACAGCCGAAACGTTGGGTGTGGGCTTGACTAACCATGAATGTCTAAACAAAGTTTTTGTTGGCGAGACGATCAAATCGTTTCGCCCTTTACTGAAAAGGTATACTCTTCATTCGATGTTGAATTCTACCTTTAATGCAGACAGGCGAGTGCTTTATGGGAGGCGAACAGCTTTCCCATTTCTGCGCGGTGGTGTGGCAAACGCTGCTCACGTCACAGCCACTGCTATACCAGTAAATTACTGTAACACAATGCTTATGCATTGGGTTGTTTTAGCATTTTCTGGATATAGAGGCTCCGTTAGGTGGAAAATTACTCCGAACAGTTTTATTAGATCGGACAATTTACCAATCATTAGCGTAGAGCGTGATATTTCCAGTAGGCATTATGTCAATGGCAGAACATCGGTGTTCACACCAACAAGTGAAAGCAATTCAGCTTTTCAAGGTGCGTTAGATCCGCAGTTGCCTTTACCCGAGACCAACAAACCTTTGGGTGGTTTCGGGGGAATGACTTTAGCCAATGGTTTTGTCAACCCCAATATTGAATTTGAAGTTCCATTCTACAGCAATGACCGTTTTATCCCCGGAAAACGCGAGTCATACACTGCAGGATTTGGTGACCTTGAACTAAATGTTTGGGATTACAAAATATTTGTCCGTGGTGATAACGAGACAATGTTTACGGCTTACGCAGCCACAGGAGAAGACTTTCAAGTTTACTTTTGGACTGGTTTGCCTAGGGTTTTCTACGAACCCACGCCACCATCACCAAGTGTGACATAGGCACAAGGGACTGACACCCTTTAAAAAGTAGTTTTATAGATTTACTAGCAGTCAAGAAAATCTTACCGTACTGTGGCCGTACGGGTGCTCACGCAAGTGAGTTAATGGCCGCGCCGAATGAGTTTGTACTCTGGAATTTTCCTGGCGCCGCCAGGTTTTAAGGAGTCACAAATTTTATAGCGCGGTCCACTGTATATTATGCATGGGACC